AGGCGAAATACCCCCCCGACGACCCCTTGGCCTTGTTATCCACAGGTTTATCCACAGATGTATCTAGTTATCCACAGTTTTGGTTGTGGATAACTCAGATTCTGTCCACAGGGTTTATCCACAGGGTTGTCACATTTGGAGGTTTCGATGAGTCGTCTGACTGACCTTGAAACCCTCCGCAGTGACACGATCGAACGCATGGGCGATTGCTCCTCCGACCAGAACTTCGCCGTGATGGGACGTCTTTTGGTCGACGTGTTGAAGCAGATCGACGAACTCGGCGGCGACGAAGTGGAAGGCGCAGGTACGGCTCTTGACGAACTTGCTTCCCGACGTCGCACTGCTGGGCGTCCAGACGCCTCGGGTGTCGCTGATTCCAAAGCATCGGGCAAGTGACGCCGACGACGCCGCATTCCTCTCGACCCGTTACGGGCTGACCCCCGACCCCTGGCAACTGTCCGTCCTCGATTCATGGCTCGGTCTACGCCGTGACCCAGAGTCGAGGGGCATGAAGTGGTCGTCGATGCGTTGCGGCCTCGCCGTACCTCGCCAAAACGGCAAGAATGCGATCATCGAGATGCGCGAGCTGTTCGGCATGATCTCCCTCGGCGAGCGGTTCCTGCACACGGCGCACGAAGTGAAGACGGCGCGCAAGGCTTTCGCCCGGTTGCGTTCGTTCTTCGATGACGAGCGCCGATATCCGGAGCTTGCCGAGTTGGTGAAGGACATCCGCCAGACCAACGGCCAAGAGGCCATCATCCTGACGAACGGCGGGTCGTGCGAGTTCGTAGCCCGGTCGAAAGGTTCGGCCCGAGGCTTCACCGTCGACGTGCTGGTGATGGACGAGGCGCAGGACTTGAACGACGACCAGATTGAGGCGCTGCTGCCGACGATCTCTGCTGCACCGTCCGGCAACCCGCAGCAGATCTTCATCGGGACGCCTCCCGGCCCGTCAGTGTCCGGCGAGATCTTCACCAGGCTTCGCGGTGACGGATGCGCTGGCAAGGACAAGCGTCTGTCGTGGCATGAGTGGTCATGCCCACCCGATGCCGACCTTGACAGCCCCGAGAGTCTCGCAATCGCAAACCCGGCGCTCGGCATCCGATTGCACCGCGATGTGGCCGAGGCTGAGCGCGGAACGCTGACCGATGCCGGGTACGGCCGGGAACGTCTTGGCATGTGGGACGAAGCAACGGCATCGCGTGTCATCGACCCGAAGTCATGGGCGCTCGTTGCCGACCCGGCGAGTATGGCAATCCATCGTCTCGCTCTCGGCGTCGAGGTGGCACCAGATCGCTCTGTGGCGTCCGTGGCGCTCGCCGGCGTGCGTGACGACGAGCTGTGGCACGTGGAGCTTGACGAGACTCGTAACGGCACCGGATGGATCGTTCCGTGGATTGTGCAGCGATGCGAGCGCAACGATATTCGTGCGGTGGTCATCGACAAGCTGTCGCCGGCCGCTTCCCTCGCTGACGAGTTCACCAGGGCAAAGATCAAGGTCACATGGACGTCGGGCACCGAGCTGGCGAACGCTTGCGGCCAGTTTTACGACGGCGTGATGAATGGCCAGTTTCGGCACACCGATCAGCCGCAGGTCAACGTGGCGCTGTCGGCGGTCGGCAAGCGTCCGCTCGGCGACCGGTGGGTGTTCAATCGGAAGACGGCGAACGCCGATATCACGTCGATCGTCGCTGAGGCGTTGGCGTTGTGGGGTTCGCAGTCGGATCAAGTGAGACGCCCGGGTGGCGGACGACGCACAGGTGGCAGGAAGGCGGTGATCATCTGATGAATCAAGCAATCGCCGTGACCGGACTATCGGACGATGAGACACGTACCGCAAACTCGCTGCTCTCCCGTCTTGAGGACAAGACGCCGCGCAACCTTCTCCGTGCCAGCTATTACGACGGAAAGCGGGCGGCGAAGCAGGTCGGGACGATCATCCCGCCGCAGTTCTACAAGCTGGGCATTGTGCTCGGCTGGTCGGCGAAGGCGGTCGACACGTTGGCGCGCCGATGCAATCTGGATCGGTTCGTGTGGCCTGACGGGACACTCGGCGATCTCGGTGCTACGGAGGTGACGCAGTCGAACAACATCGATGCCGAGGTTTCTTCGGCGCTGGTGTCGTCGCTCATTCACGGCGTGTCGTTCCTGGTGAACACTCAGGGCGATGAGTCGATCGGCGAGGTGAAGTCGCTGATTCACGTCAAGGATGCGATGAACGCGACCGGCGACTGGAACGAACGTCGGCGACGGCTCGATGCGCTGCTCTCCGTTGTCGACCGTGACGACCAGGGCAAGGTTTCCGGCTTCGTGCTGTACCTCGACGGCATGACGGTCACGTGCGGCAACGACGGGAGCGGCTGGAGGGTCACGAACCGCACTACGCATCCGTGGGGCGTTCCTGCCGAACCGCTGGTGTACAAGCCTCGGGCCGGTCGCCCGCTCGGTTCGTCTCGGATCTCGCGCCCGGTGATGTCGCTGCATGATCAGGCGCTCCGTACGGTCATCCGCATGGAGGGCCACATGGACGTGTACAGCTTCCCAGAGATGTGGCTTCTCGGTGCTGACGAATCGATCTTCCAGAACGCTGACGGCTCGCAGAAAGCGGCGTGGCAGGTCATACTCGGCCGGATCAAGGCGATCCCAGACGACGAGGACGCCACGAACCCGCGTGCCGACGTCAAGCAGTTCTCCGCTTCGTCGCCGCAACCCCACATCGACGCTCTCAAGCAGCAGGCGCAGCTCTTCTCGGGTGAGACGTCGATCCCGTTGACGTCGCTCGGTGTCACGGACATGTCGAACCCGACGTCCGCTGATTCGTACATTGCGAGCCGTGAAGACTTGATCGCCGAGGCTGAGGGCGCGACCGATGATTGGTCGCCGGCTCTGCGTCGAACGATGATTCGTGCGCTCGCGATCCAGAACGGCACACCGATTGCCGATGTCCCTGCAGCGTGGGGGTCGATCGCTCCGAAGTGGCGCTCACCGATTTACCTGTCTCGTGCGGCTGCGGCCGATGCCGGCGGCAAGCAGCTGGCGGCAATTCCGTGGCTGGCCGAGACTGAGGTTGGCCTAGAGCTGCTCGGGCTCGATGAGCAGCAGATTGTCCGAGCGATGGCTGACCGACGCCGCAACGCCGGACGCGCTGTTCTGGCTGCTATCGGTGCGCCGGATGCCGACGCCTGATCAGTACCGCCAGGCGATGGAGTTGGTGGCAACCACGGCCGTTACCCAGGCGCTGCGTTTGGTTTCCGTTGGCGACACCGACTCACTCATCGACGCTGTGGTGCCGCTGATTGCGACGTACAGCGACGGTACGGCAGCGTTGGCGGCCGACAGCTACGACGAGGCCCGTGAAACCGTGATGGCCCGTACGGCTTTCGCTGCTACACCGATCGTTGCTGATCGTGAAGCGAAGATCATTCGAGGCATCCAGTGGGCGGCGCCGTCGCTCTACGGTGATTTCCCTGACATCGAGCTCGGTGAGTCACGGCTCGCCGAGGTGGTGCAACTCGAAACGGCGATGCCGTTCCGTGACACCATCCTGACGAACAGCCAGCGCGACCCGTCGAGCGTCGGATGGAAGCGGAACCCGAATCCCGGGGCGTGCAAATTCTGCACGCTTCTCGCTGGACAGGGCGCGATTTACAAGCAGCCCACCGCTCGCTTCGCCAGCCACACAAATTGCATGTGTTCAGCGTCTCCCGTCTTCGACGGCGACCCGGGCCCCGAAGCCTCGGTACTTCAGTACGTGGCAAGCCAACGGACACGCACACCGAATCAACGGGCGCAGCTCAGGAACTACCTGGCTTCGCTGCCCGACTAGATCGCCCCCAGCCGCACGGCATAGGGGAATACCCGAAATGGGAGAATGCCATGACAGAGAAAGCCGGCGCGTCCGAAACGGAAACGTCTACCACGACGAAGCCCACCGACGAGACCTCGGAGAAGCCCGAGATCGACTGGAAGTCTCACGCACGCGACTGGGAGAAGAAGGCCAAGGCGAACGCCGACGCCGCTTCCCGACTCGAAGCGCTAGAGGAATCTCAGAAGTCGGAAACGCAGAAGCTCGCCGACGCCAAGACCGCCGCCGAGACTGACGCCACCAATGCACGCGCTGATGCGCTGCGCTGGCGGATTGCCGCGAAGCATGGGCTCACCGACGAGGACGCAGAGATGTTCCTGAATGGCACCGATGAAGCGACGCTGACAAAGCAGGCCGAACGCCTGACCGAACGCGCCGCTCAGAACAAAAGCACCGGGAACGTGGTCCCCAGCGAGGGAAGCACGCTGCCCGCTGCAAGTACCAACGGCGACCCGGCTACCGAGTTCGCCAACTTCATGAGCCGGCCGACCAACGGCTGATCACAACCCCGCAAAGGAGCCAATCATGGCAACCACCCTCAACCACGTCAATCCGACGTTGCTCCCCGCAACCGTCACCGGCCCGATCTTCACCAAGGCCGTCGAGACGTCCGCTGTGATGTCGCTCGCTCGTCGAGTGCCGCTCAGCATGGACGCCAATACCTCCATCCCTGTCCCGATGGACGTCCCAGCCGCTGGCTGGGTTGAAGAAGGCGCACGGAAGCCGGTTGGTTCCGGCTCGGTCGGCACGAAGATCATGACCGGCAAGAAAGTGGCGCTGCTCGTCCCCGTGTCCTCGGAAGTGGTGCGGACCAACCCGGCCGGACTGTTCGACCAGTTGCAGCAGGATCTGCCGACGTCGATCGCTCGGGCGTTCGACCACGCCGCCATCCACGGCAAGGATCTCCGCACCGGTGGCGCCGGCCCGTTCGCCGACTACATGCTCCAGACCCCGAACTCGGTGGAGCTGGGCACGGCGTCGCAGGCAACCGGCGGTGTTTACACCGACCTCGTCAACGCCGAGAAGCTGGTCGTGGACGGCAACTACGACTTCTCCGGTTGGGCTGCTGACCCCCGTCTGCGTCCGACCCTGAAGCTGTCGACCGACACGCAGGGCCGACCGATCTGGGTCGATGACCCGGCTTCGGGCCTCAACGCAGGCAACCTGATCGGCTACCCGGCGTTCTACAACCGTGGCGTGTCGGGCAACTACCGGCGCTCGGGTAACAAGGTGCAGGTCATCACGCAGACCGGTTCGGCTACTGGCGGTTCGTTCGTCATCGGCTCGAACGGGTCCGACACGCTGACCGTCGCGTTCAACGCTGCGGCCGCGACCGTGCAGGCCGGCATCCGAGCATGGGGTGGGGCTTACGCTGCTGTCGCCGTGACCGGTTCGGCTGGTGGCCCGTTCACTGCGACGTTCCCGACGACCGGCGCCCCGATCACCATCGTCAGCACCGCACTCACGGGTGGCACCACGCCAACCGCGGTCGT